GGCCGGCTGAAGGAGGACGCCGGGCGCATCCTCTACGACGCCACGATCGCCCCCCCCGACACCGACATGGCCGACCTCGACTCGCTCTCCTTCGCCCTGCGCGTCGTGTACGCGGATTGCGAATGGAAGCGCGGCGCTGACGGCGAGATCGACGTTCGCCCGATCATCGCTCGCATCTGGCGTGCCGATGCCCGCCCGGATGACTCACAGCGCAAGTACCTGAACCAACCGACCGCGGCCGAGGATGCGTGGACGACCAAGGAGGCGTGGGCTCAACTCGCCGATCATCGGGTGCTCGCAGCTCCTCGCCTGGTCGACCCGGACGAGAACATCGTCCTCTTCTTCGACGGATCGAAGTCCCGGGACGCGACCGCATTGCTGGGCTGCTGCCTCTCCGACGGGCACGTCTTCACGATCGGCGTGTGGGAACCGGACCCCGCCCACAACACCGATGACGTCGTGGACGTCGCCGACGTTGACCGAGTGGTTCGACAAGCCGCCCGGGGCGAGTTCGGCAAGGTCGTCGGATTCTTCGGCGACGTCAAGGAGTGGGAGAGCTTCGTCAAGATCGAATGGCCGCCGCTGTTCGGTGACCTGTGGGTGCAAGCCTCACCCGCCGGTCGTGATCCGCAGGCGATCGCCTGGGACATGCGCAGCCACACCATGGATTTCACTCGGGCTTGCGAGCTGGTCGAAGCGGAGATCCGCGACGGCAAGTTCACCCACGACGACCATCCGATCACCGCGCGGCACGTCGGGAACATGCGCCGCCGTCCCAACCGGTTCGGGATCTCAGTCGGCAAAGAGTCACCGAGCTCGGCACGCAAGATCGACGCCGGTGTGTGCGTGATCGGCGCCCGCATGGTGCGAGTCCTCGCGCTGGCGGCGAAGCCGAAGAAGTCCCGCACGGGGCGTGTCTGGTGAGGGGGTGATCGTCGATGACTCTGTCTCCTAGTGGAGCGACGCAACTGCTCGGCGATCAGCTCATGCCCGCATTCACGAAGGAACGCGAGCGGCTGAGCCGGATCGACCGGTGGTGGCGGTGGAGTCACGACAAGCCGCACCAGCCACGCCAATCCACACGTGAGTACCGCGAGCTCTCCGCCCGTTCGGAGACACCCTGGCTTGGCCTGGTGGTCACCGCTGTGGCGCAGTCGTTGTACGTCGAGGGATACCGCCATCCCCGTGACCCGGAGAACGCCACCGGCTGGAGCTACTGGCAGGCGAATGGCTTGGACGCCCGCCAGATCCCGGTGCATCGTTCAACGCTCGCCTACGGGCTCTCCTACGCGACGGTGTTGCCCGGCACGACGCTGACCGGTGACCCGATGCCGGTCATCCGTGGGAAGTCCCCCCGCCGGTTCATCGCGTTCTACGACGACGTCGCCGACGACGACTGGCCGATGTACGCGCTTTCTGCGGAGCCGGCGAAGGTGGCCGGCGCCAACGGGTGGAGCATCAAGGTCTACGACGACGAGAACATCTACCGGTTCCTCGCTGGCAGCAACGCCGGCCCGTTCACGTTCATCGACTTCGAGGCGCACGACATCGGCGTCTGCCCGGCGGTGCGGTTCGCGAACAGCCTCGACCTCGAAGGGCGCGCCGATGGCGAGGTCGAACCGCTCATCCCCGTCGCCGGTCGCATCGACCAAACCATCTTCGACCGCCTCGTCGTGCAGCGGTTCTCGTCGTGGGTGGTACGCACGATCGCCGGCATGTCACCGCCGGAAGGGTTGAACGGCGAGGCATTGGGCCCCGATGCCGCGCAGCAGGCGCTTGAGTTGACGAAGATGCGTCTCAAGGTCGAAGACATCCTCGTCGCTGATGATCCAGATACGAAGTTCGGCTCGTTGCCGGCATCGCCGCTCGACGGGTTCATCTCCGCCAAGGACGCCGACATCCGCGACCTCGCCGCGGTGTCGCAAACCCCACCGCATCATCTTCTCGGCGTCGCGGCGAACCTTTCCGCTGAAGCGTTGGCCGCCGCGGAGGCATCCCTGTCCCGCAAGGTGGTGGAGCGCAAGCATCTGTTCGGCGAATCCTGGGAGCAGGTACTCCGTCTCGCCGCTCACGTCAACGGCGATGACACCGGCGCCTCTGATCTCGAGGCGCAGGTTCGCTGGGCGGACATGGAATCCCGGTCGCTCGCGCAGGCCGCCGACGCGCTCGGGAAGCTCGCCACCATGCTCGGCGTCCCCCCGGAGATGCTGTGGGAGAAGATCCCCGGTTGGACCGACCAGGACGTCCAGCGCGCCAAGGATCTCGCCAAGAAGCAGGGCGGCATGCAAGCGCTGATCGACGCCCTTGGTACTGGCGCCACCTCCAAGCCGCCCCCGGTGGCCCCCCAGCCGATGCCGGGACCCATGCCGGCGAACGGCTTGCACCCCTGACATGGCGACCCTGCTCGCCCGGCAACTGACCGAAGCGCACCGGCTCGCACAAGTTCGCCTCGGCGCCCAGACCGCCGCCCTGGTCGCGGCGACCTTCCCGCTGTTGAACCCCGACGACCTCACCGGCTCATTCCCCACGTGGCTGCAGGTTGTTAGTCCGATCGTGCAAGCCCAGCGCGCCAAGTCCTCTGGACTCGCCGCCGGCTACCTGTCCACCTTCCGCACCCTCGAACTCGGTGAGGACTTCGACCCGATCCTCGCCGGTGACGTCGCCGACGAAGCACTCGCAACCTCCATGCTCGTCACCGGCCCCATCGCGATCCGCTCACGGCTTGGCGCCGGCTTCGATCTCGCACGGACGCTCGACATGAGCATGGCCGGCGCCGCCGCCGCAGGGATGAGACATGCGCTCAACGGCGGCCGAGAGACGATCGTCGAGACCGTCCGAGCCGACCACCGCGCTCGCGGCTACGAGCGCGTGACCTCCGGGGCGGCGTGCGACTTCTGCGAGGAACTCGCCGGCCGCGGCGCCGTCTACAGCGAGGACTCCGCCGACTTCGAGTCGCACGACCACTGCTCCTGTTCGGCGGAGCCGGTCTACGCCTGAATCTCCCGCCACCGCGACGGTGACGGAGCAACAGAGAGGAGCCCAGTCGTGACGACTGAGCCCATCCCGCCGGCACCCCCGGCACCCGCCCCGAAGCCTGCTGATCCGGCACCGACGCCTGATCCGAACCGGCTTCCCGATGACCACCCGGTGGTAAAGGCGCTCGCCAAGGCGAACGCCGAAGCTGCCGAGGCTCGTCTCAAGCTCAAGGACCTCGAGCCGCTCGCCGCGAAGGCGAAGGAGCTTGAGGACGCGCAGAAGACCGAGACCGAGAAGCTCACAGAAGCGCTCAACGCCGCGAAGGCCGAAGGCGCAACCTCCGCATCGTCTCTTCTTCGTGTCGAGGTCGCTCTCGACAAGGCGCCCGACGGGATGTCCGCCAAGGACGTCGCCAGATACGCCAAGCGCCTGCATGGCAGTACCCGTGAGGAGCTCGAAGCGGACGCCGAGGAGTTCTTCAAGGACTTCGCCGGCACCAAGAAGCAACCCCCGGGCAACAAGCCAAGAGAAACCCTCCGAGGTGGTGGCGATCCGACCGCCGAGCCGGAGCCTGACATCAGCGAGATCGTCAAGAAGATCCCGCGCCTGTAACCCCTAGCCGACCTCGGGCATCGCCCTGGCGGCATCCACGACAAGGAGTAGTCCGCCCATGCCCACCAACACCTTCATCAAGCCGTCTGTCATCGGACAGACCATGATCGAGCTGCTGTTCCGTGAGCTCGTCGTCGCCCGCACCGTGTGGACCGACGCCGTTCGCTCGGAGGAGTTCGTACGGGCGCTCAACGACACCGTGAACCTTCGGGTTCCGGCGCGTCGCACCGCCCGGACCCGCACGCTGCGAGCCGGCACCGCGTTGCAGACGGACACGTCGACCGAGTTCGCGATCCCCGTGCAGCTCACCACCGACATCTACAACGGCGCCCCGATCACAGACGAGGAACTCACCCTCGACATCCTCGACTTCGCCGCCCAGATCCTCGTCCCGCAGGTGCGGGCCGTCGCCGAAGGCATCGAAGACAAGATCGTCGGTGAGATCACCGGTGCGAGCTACGGGTCGATCCTCGACATCGACGACAGCGACCCGTACGTGACGTTCGTCGAGGCCCGCAAGCTCCTCAACGATGCCAACGTCCCGAAGTCGAACCGGTTCATCCTGGTCGGCTCCGGCGTCGAACAGGCGGTCCTCGCGTCCGACCGGTTCCGCGCCGACGCGGCCGGTCCCACGATCGCCGAGAACGCGCTGCAGGAAGCCGTGATCACCCGCATGGCCGGGTTCACGATCCTGCAGTCCAACGCCCTCGACGAAGACGAGGCCTACGCCTACGTCCGTTCCGCGTTCGTGCTCGCCGGCCGCACCCCGCGGGTGCCGCAGGGCGCGGCGTTCGGCGAAGAGGTCCCGCTGTCGCGGGCGGAAGGCGCGCAGGTCGGCGCCTCCCAGGGCGGCCTGTCGGCCCGCTGGATCATGGACTACGACTCGGTCAACGCGACCGACCGGTCCTTCACCAGCTCGTGGGTTGGCACCGCGACGGTCACCGACCCCGACGACCCGACCGACCCGGATTCGTCCGTGTCGTTCCTGCGCGGCCTGAAGCTGTCGCTGTCGGGTAGCTGACCCGATGACGCTGCCTGCGTTCGCTGACCTCGACCAGTTCGCCGACCGTGTCCCAGGTGGGATCTCGGTCGGCGACGAGGCGCGGGCGCAGGCAGCGTTGGAGGACGCCTCCGCGCTCATCAGGGTCCACGCCGAGAAGACCTGGGTCACCGACGGTGTGCTCGACGCTGATGTCCCCGACATCATCGGGACGATCTGCATGCTCGCCGCCCGAAGGGTCATGGAGAACCCCGAAGCGCTCGAATCGCAGACGCAGACCCTCGGTGACGCCACCGAATCGAGGGCGTTCGGAGCCAACTCGAACGACGTCTACCTCACCGCCGCCGAGAAGGCGATGGTCCGCAAAGCAGCCGGTGTCCGTTCCGGCTTGTGGGTCATGCCCACCACCCGCGGCTACCTCGAAACGAAGCCGGTCATGGTGCTCAACGGCGCCCCGGAGCGCACCTACCCGGACGCCAGCGAGTACGAGATCGTCGAAGGGGGCGAACCCGCGGTCTACAACGGCGACGAGCCGTGAACACCGTCATCCTCGTACCCCGCCGTGCCGACAACGGCCACCGGGACAAGCTGTGGGCGTTCTGTCGGGAACGGTGGCGGGCGTTCTTCCCTGACTGGCCGATCGTCGAAGGGCATCACGACACCGGACCGTTCAACCGGTCTGTTGCCGCGAACCTCGCGGCGCGCGACGCGGGCGAGTGGGATGTCGCGGTGCTGATCGACAGCGACATCATCGCCAACCCGGACGCCGTCGCCACCGCTGTCGAGGTCGCGCACGCAACGGGCCGGATGGTGATCTCGCACAACGAGCGGATCATGCTCAACAAGATCGGCACCCAGAAGGTGCTTGACGGCTTCGACGGCTCGTGGCGGGTCCGCCAGATGGTCGACACCGTCTACACCGACTCCGTCTCCTGCTGCGTCGCCGTTCCTCGCAAGCTGTGGGACACGGTCGGTGGACTCCCCGAGTTCATGGACGCGTGGGGACATGAGGACAGCGTGTTCGAGATCTGCGCGAGCACCCTTGGCCCTGGTCGGAGCATCCGTCTGGCGTCCGAGCTGTTCCACCTCCACCACGAGCTGCAGCCGGAAGCCAAGAACAAGACGAACCCGCTGCGTCAGGCGAACCGGGCGACCTGGGATCGCTTCCAGCAAGTCGACGGCGACCCCGACGCGGTGCGCGCCCTGCTTGAGCAGTGCCGCAATCCGCCCCCCGAGCTCGGACCGTCACGGATACCGCGCGTGCTGCATCGCACCGTGCCCACAGAGACCTCCGACGAGGTGGAGGGCTGGTGGCGACGCTTCGCCGAGCTGCACCCCGGCTGGGAGCTGCGCACCTACCGCGAGCCGCTCGACCCGAAGGACTGGCCGCTCACCTCGCACGTGTGGGATCGATGCAAGAGCGGAGCCCAACGAGCAGGGCTCATCCGGCTCGAGTACCTCGTGACCTACGGCGGCTTCCACATCGACGCCGACATGGAGCCGGTCAGATCGCTGGAGCCGCTCACCCGATGCTCCGCGGTCGCCGCCTACGAGGACGCCAACTGTGTGCCGGACGCGTTCCTTGGTTGCGAGCCGAACCATCCCGCGTTCGTGCTCATGCTGGAGAAGGCGGTAGCCGCGGTGGGCGGCGGCGCTGACGCCTGGAACTCGGGGCCCGGCGTCACCACTGAAGTACTGCCAGGCCGCCCTGACGTCCTCGTGCTGCCGCCGGGTGTCTCCTTCGATGTCCACTACCTGGAGAAGGCCGAGCTGACCACGAGGCCGCACCCACCGTGGAGCTTCATGCGCCACCACTGGCACGGCTCTTGGCTTTCGGATGCGCAACGCCGGTCGATCGACAAGCGGCAACGCGTGTGACCACAGAGGTCGTGGTCTCCTGGCGGCCGGGAGATCCACAACGGGAAGCGAACCTGCGCTGGGTGCTCGCCAAGTGGGCGACGACAGGCTGGCCGGTCACACTCAACGGCGCCGATGACGGGCATGGCTGGTGCCGCGCGAACGATGTCACACCGATGGTCGAGGCATCCGATGCTGATGTGATCGTGGTCGCCGACGCCGACGTGTGGTGCGAAGGAATCTTCGACGCGGTCACCGCCGTCGAGCAGGGCACACCGTGGGCGGTTCCGCATCTCATGTTGTGCCGGCTTTCCGAGCAAGCCACCGCCAACGTGCTCGACGGCGCGCCACCTGAGCATCAGGACGACTTCGCCGAACGCCCGTACAAAGGCCATCCCGCCGGCACCCTGTTCGTCATCCGTCGCGGCGTCTACCTCGATTGCCCGCTCGACCCTCGCTTCGTCAACTGGGGCAACGAAGACGACGCTCTCTCGTTGGCGTTGGACCTGCTGCATGGCAAGCACTGGCGTGGCTCGGAGCCCTGCTGGCACCTCTTCCATCAGCCGCAGTCGCGCCGCTCGCGCGGGGTCGGTAACCAAGCGAACCTGCAGCTCTATCGCCGGTACAAGAGCGCACGGTCCAACCCGGAACGCATGCGCGCTCTCGTCGATGAAGGTAGGGAGGTGCACCATGCCGGACTTCACCGCGTTGCGGTCGATGGTGAACCTGTTCCTCACCGATAGCTGCACGATCAACCAGCCAGCGTCGGAGCCCGTCTTCTCGTCCTCATCGGGCACCTACGAGAACGACGAGCCCGGCGCCGAGATCTATGACGGCCCCTGCCGCGTAGTTCCGTTTCGCCGTGAGGGCGTGGTGGAGGTTGGCGAGGAGTTCGTCACCCAGGCTCGGCTCACCGTCTATCTGCCAGCGTCGGCGGTTGGCGTGAAGATCGATGACCTCATCACCATCGCCGACTCCAGCGATGCAGACCTAGCCGGCCGGGTGTTGCGTGTTGCCGGCGTCGAAGGCGAATCAGATGCCGTCTACCGCAAGCTCGAATGCCAGGACACCCTGGTCGACGCGGAGGCGGGCTCGTGAGCGTCGACATGTCCGGGCTCAATGAACTGGCGCTCGATCTCGGCCGGGCCGGCCTGCGTGCCATCCCGAAGATCCACGTGGTCGCAGAAGAGGCCGGCAAGAAGATCGAAGCTGACGCACGCGAGATGGCGCCGGGCGCGCACGGTGGCGCGGCGAAGCACTATCCGAAGTCGATCACCCATGAGGTGGAGATCACCGGCAAGTCGATCGACGCGGTGATCGGCCCGGACAAGCACCGCAAGCAGGGTCCGCTCGGCAACCTGTTCGAGTACGGCAGCGTCAACAACCCACCGCTCGCGCATCTCGGCCCCGCGCTCGACCGGACCTCCCCATGGTTCGAGGAAGCTGTCGTCGAAGCAGCGGCAAGGTCGGCGCTGTGAGCATCGTTACGACCATCTCGCCGGTGACCGACGCGGTGCTCGCCGCGCTCCGCACGATCGGCAGCCCGTTCGGCGACGCGCAACGCCCCGCCGGCCCGACCCCCGCCCCCAAGTCCTTCTTCCCGTACGGCATCGTCCGCACCTCGCTCGTGCGTTCGGAAGGATCGTTCACCGACCCGTCGGAAACCGGTCTGTACCGGGTCGAAGTGACCTGCGTCGGCTTGGACCGCGAAGGCGTCGAATGGTTCGCCGACCGTTCCCGCGAAGTGCTGCTCGACGTGTCGATGGCCGGCATCGACGTCGTGTGGTCGGAGGATGCCGGCGGCCAATCAGCTCGCCTCGATCCCGACCCGGTGCTGGTCCCTGGTGAAGCCACCTCGGCTCGCCGACTGATGTTCGCCGTGGTCGTCGTGAACCTCATGGTCACGACTGTTCCCTCCGGCTCGTAGCAACCCCGTTCGTCACGTAGCTGGCCGCGCGCGGCCGTAACCCAAGGAGCATCCATGCCTGCTGGCACCGTCTACGAAGAGCATTTCCGGGTTCTGTGGTTCGACGACGCAGACACCCCCACCGACCTCGAGGCGATCACCGTCACCGAGCTCGCCGATGCGTTCGACACGACCGGCTACCTCACCGAGTTCGACCACGGCGGATCGAACGACCGGGTCGCCGACGGCGACTACCTGCAGCGCTTCAAGCCCGAATCGATGGGCACCTATGGCAACCAGCCGAAGGCCACCTTCCGTCGCCAGCTCAAGGGCACCGGTGACGAGGTCGCGTACACGACGTTCGTGCTCGGCGCGCTCGGCACGATCGTCGTGTTCGAGACCCTCCCCCTCGGCGCTGACCCCGGTGTCGGCGACAGCTACAAGGCATACCCGCAGTGCGACACCGGTGAGCCGCAGGAGATGTCCCCGGCCCACAACGAGCCGGTCCGCTTCACCGTGGAATGGGCCTGCGGCTCGAAGCCGGTGCGCGGCGTCGTCACCGCCTCCTGACGGTGGCCGACCTGATCGAACCATGGGACTTCGCCGACGCCCAAGCGGAGTTCACCCCAGCGCAACGCACCGTTCTCGTCTGCTTCGACGGCACCATCGCCACTGAGATCGACGACCTGACCGTCAAGCTCGCCGACTACGAAGGCGACGACGCGGGCGCCACCGCACTCGCGGAACGTCTCGCTTCGCTGCATGAGCAGGTGAAGGCGAAAGCCCGCCCGTTCGTCGTGCAGGCGATCGGCGACCGCTGGCGGGACGTCGTCGACCAGCACCCCCCCACACCGGAACAGGCGATGATGGGGCTCGGGTTCAACGGCGACACGTTGCCACCCGCGGGTGTCGCAGCGTGCTGCGTCTCCCCGGCGATGACGCTCGAGCAGGCGACGTGGATGTTCGAGAACCTGGCGCTCGGCCAGTGGCGTCGCCTGTGGAACGCCGTGCTCGACTTGAACGTGGCAGGTGAAGACGGCCTGGGAAAATCGTTGAGCGGTACCGCGCGGCTCCTGCTTTCCGCGCGGAACTCGACTACTGCGTCCCCCACGGAATCCCCTGGGGTGTCTTCGCTCGAGGACGTGTAGGCGACACCTGGACGTCGTTCGACCGTGACTGTGCGCTCGCATGGCAGCAGGAGCAGGCGCGACTGTGCCCGGAGTGTCGGCTCCCGAAGACGGAGACCTATGACGCCGGCAACGAAGACGCGTTCGAGGCGTACGTCCCACGCTGCTTCGCGTGCGCGACCGCTACCCGGGCGATGACGAAGGTGACCGACCGGGCGGGTCTCGCCGCGTACGTATCCCGAAGGAGGTGAGCTATGGCCGCTGAACGCACAGTCGTCGTTCGGTTGAAGGCGATCGTCGCTGACTACGAGGCGGCGATGGCACGCGCCGGGCTCGCCACCAAAGGTGTCGGCACGTCGATCTCCTCGATGGCGAACACGGTGCGCGGCGGGGAGATGTCGCTCTCCAAGCTGGGCGGCACGTTCGACGGGTTGATATCGGGGCAGATGGCGGTCGCCGCCGGTGGGCTGGTTGCTGCTGGTGTGCTGGTGAAGCTCGGCAAGGACGGCGTCCAGGCGTACGTCGGGCTCGCAGGCGAGGTGGAGATCTACAAGCGGATCGCCGGTGGGACCGCCGAGGAATCCTCCCGGATGGTCGCCGCGTTCCACGCGGTCGGGATCGAATCCGAGGTTGGCGCCACCGCGGTGTTCCGCCTGTCGCAGAACCTGGACCGTAACGCCGCCGCGCTCAAGGACGCCGGTGTCGTCGTGGCGCGCGACAAGCAGGGCAACGTCGATCTCAACAAGACACTGCTCAACCTGTCGGACGCGTATCGCAACATCGAGGACCCGCAGAAGCGCAACGTCCTGATGATGCAAGCCCTCGGTCGCGGCGCCATCGCGCTCGCACCGCTCCTCGCCCGCAGCCGCGAGGACATCCAGGCCTTCTGGGCTGCGGCAGGTGAGCACGGGCTGATCCTCAGTCAGCAGGATCTTGACCAGGCCCGCGCCTACAAGCTGGCGGTGCACGAGCTCGGCGACGCGTGGAAGGGCTTCGAGGTCGAGATCGGCCGGGCCGTGGTGCCCTACCTCAGCGCGCTCGTGCAGGGCGCCGAAGCGAGTATCACGGCCGTCCACGGGCTCAACACCGTCCTCACCGAGACGAAGCACACCTCGGGCGAGTCGTTCCTGAGCCAGCTCAACAAGGACATCAACAGCTTGTGGAACGCGGACCCCGGCGGCATTCTCAAGAAGATCGGCGACTGGAAGGTCCCCTGGTTCAAGGCGGGCGACGACCGCGTCGCCGGCTCCGTTGCCGAACAGAACAAGAAGGTGGTGGACAGCCTCCGAGCGATCTCGGATCTGACCGGTGTTGCACGTCCCCGGCTGCAGGCGCTCGCCGACACGATGGGCATCGATCTTGCGTCAGCGACGGACAAGGAGAAGCAGGCTCTCCAGGACGCGGCCGTCAAGCTGAACGCGGCCGTCACCCCGACCCAGAAGCTCGCCGCGATCCAGAGTGTGCTGGCCGACAAGTTCGCGACGACCGCCGAGAAGGCGCAGGCCTACGACACGGCGATCTCCGCGATGCTCGGCTCCCATCTCGACGCCGAGTCGGCGACCCTCGCGTTGCATTCCTCGATGCAGAAGCTGGCGAACGACTTCGCGTCCGGGAAGCAGGAAGGTGAGAGCTACCGGCAGTCCCAGGACCGGCTGTCCGGTGATCTTGTCGACGTCGTGAAGAACGTCGAGGCGATGGGCAAGGCGCTGGTCGCGAACGGCTCGTTGAAGCCCGAAGATCAGGTGACGTTCCTCGCCTCGGCGTTGGGGAACCTGTCGGCTGAGTTCCCCGAGTTGCGCGGCCAGATCGCCGGGTTCGCCGCCGATCTCGACAAGCTCCCCGGAGCGAAGACGATCGACGTGACCCTCAACACGCAGCAGGCGACCGCCCAGCTCAACGAGTTCGTCGACAATGTGTTGAAGACGGCCCCGGCCTCGGCCCTCGCAGCGGTGTACGCCTACCGGGATCAGCAGTCAGCGGCGATCAAGGCCGGATCGGCAGCATCGAACGCGCTTGGACTGAAGCCGGAGCCGTCCGCGAGCGCCGGCTCGGTCAACGCCTATCTGAAGTCGGTCGCGCAGGAGCGCGCGGACATCACCGACAACATGTTCAAGGAAGGCCGCCTCAGCCTCGACGCCTACCTGAAGGCGCTCGACGGCGAGCTGGCGGGCGAGAAGGCGTACACGTCGGCGTGGGAGGCGATCCAAGACAAGAAGCGGTCTGCGATCACCGCGAACGAGCAGGCGGTCCACGACTACCTGCAGGCCCTGCATGACGAGCAGCAGGCCGTGCAGGACTACCTGCAGTCCGTCTACGATGAGCAGCAGCGGATGCTCGACAACGAGTACGCCGTTGGTGCGATCTCGAAAGACGCCTACCTCAAGGTGCTCGAAGACCGCCTCGCTGGGCTGCAGAAGTACAGCGACGAGTGGACGCGGGTCTGGCAGCAGATCCAACAGAACCAAAGCGACGCGCTCGGCGCTGAGATCAAGTCGATCCAA